TGGTTCCTTTACCTTGACCTTCAGCAGCAATTACTTTGTTGATTTCAGCAAGTTCCGCTGGAGAAGCTCCTGCTTCTATACGCTGTGCACGATACTCTTGAAGTTTTTGAATGTTAGGAGCAGTTGCGCCTACTCGCTCACGCATATTACGAGCAATCTGACTTGTCTTAACAGCAGATTCTAACTGAGCAGCCTGAGCCTTCTGAGCAGCGGCTGCAAACTCACGGCTAGCTTGTACATCGTTTCTTTCCAAAGCAGCACGAGAAGCATTAGCCAGTGATGTTGGATCGTTGAAATCAATACCACGCAAAAGCTGTTGTCTTTGGCTTAATTGCTGAAGCATAGGGTCTTCACCGCCAAGAGCACGACCAATCAAACCAGCGCCATACATTGTAGAAGCCCTAGCGCCCTCAAAAGGGCCTAATTGAGACAGTCTCATCGACTGTTCAAGAAGTTGCTGGTCACGGGCTTGTTGATATTGTTCAGGAGAGGTGAACAAACCTAAAATAGAATCTGTAGCCATTATTAAAACACTCCGTATTGAGCCAAATCACTTACATCACCATAGCCACCGAAGGTAGAGTTAGGAATAACATCAATACCTGTTGTCCAGCTGGGCACGGAACTAAACAAACCGCCTAGATTAGTACCTGCACCTCGAGCAAAATCAGGACTACGCAGGATGTCAGCAAAAGCATTATACTGGTTAGCTGGTTGTTCTGCCATAGCTCCTGCAATAGAGCCACGAAGACCCAGTGCGCCTGATGTCCCGCCAGCGGCAGCCTGTAGTTTAGCAATGTCTTGAGCCAAAGTCAATGGTTGTTGACCAGCTGTTTCGACAGAAGTCTGAGCACCAAAGCCAGCCAAGAACGGATTGTAAGCCTGACCTGCAAGCTGTTGACCAAATTGGATCTGTTGTTGAGCTGCTTGGTCAGCACCTGCTGCGATCTGACGCTGTTGGTTAGCCAAAGCATTGTAGTAAGCAGCCATTTCAGGGTTAGTAGCAGCTAAACCACCAGCCTCTGTAGCGCCTGTAGCTAGCCCACCACGGCCTGTTTGGAACAGACGGTTACGGATACCTGCCAGTTGTTGTTCTTGTTGAGGAGCCAACAAAGCATTCTGTTGTTCAACGTAACGCTGACGAACAGCTTCTGGAGACTCACCAAGGTATTGACCAGCCAAGCCTTGAACCTGCTGTCCTTGCATCAATCCTTGGTTTGTCATGTCAGCCAAAGACTGTTGGTAACCAGCAGCCAGAGGAGACAAAGAGTAATCAGCTTTAAGACCACCAGTAGCAGGGTCGATAGAGTAAGATGAAGTACCGAAGCGAGTAGTTGTCCCTACAGGACGGAACTGAGCACCTGCGGCTGCTTGATTACCTGATTGACGTAGCTGATCTGCTAAGGCTCTTGCAGCTGCTGTGTCTGTACGACCTTGCAGTAAACCCCCTAGACCTGCAACACTACCTGTAAACGCTCGGTTTACATCAGCAGGGTTTCCAGCAGCTCTTGCATTAGTAGCGCTTGTTAAAGCATTTCCTGCTAAAGTTAACAAAGGGTTTTTAGTTAATGCGCCTGCAATCCCGGCATAAGGGGCAGCAGCTTTAAGGACACCGCCTGCGGCATCTCCAACTCCACCCACCACATCGCTTAATGTGTCTGTAATTCCTGAAACAAGACCACCCATATTAGTTACTCCACATATAAATATAGGCTTTAGAGCCGTTGTTTAACATAATTGTTTCCTTCTTAGTCCAACCTACATTTTCACCAAACTTAGCTAATTTACTGTTGTCTTCAAGAACTAAAGCAATTAGAGGTAACGGTAGTAGGGATTGTAAAGTCTTTAAATCTTTTATAAAATCTTGTTTTATTTTAGCTGACCACTTAAACACATCAGTGTGGAACCACAGTTGGTTGTCCCAAAACTCTAAGTACATCACATAAGAGGATCGAACAACTACTGGTGTCTTTACACTCTTATTAATAGGTTCCACAGTCGATGGTATAAGTACCGCTAAACGTACCTGAGAAGGCAGGACTAGCAGCATCAGATTTAGAGTTAACGGCTGTAGCAATAGCTTCAAATTCAGCAGTTATTTCAGTGCCTTTAACAAGTTTATTTGTGTCTCCTGTAGCCAAGGCATCCTTAGCTGCGAAGTCCACTGCAATAGTATAATTACTCATATTAGATTGTCCGTCCTAATTTACAGAATACGTCCATCTTTTGAACGCTTAACTCAAAACTGTTTATATTTACCTCAATACCGAACTGGAAGACAGTACCACTACCTGAACCTTGAATACGTTGGTTATCAAAGACAACACCAGCTGTCCACTGAGCTATACCCCATTCAGCAATGTTGTACTCGGAGACAGATCTAGAACCCATAGTGATGTTTCTAGTCTGGTATCCGGGGCTGTAATCAAAAGCGTACTTAACGATAACGTCAGCTTGGTTACCGCCGATAAGGGTAAATCCTAACTTCTTCAAGATCTTGATTGCCTGAGCTTGTCCCAAGTCAAACCAGTTAGAGTAGTAAGCCATACGATAGGTAGCTGTACGGTCTAGGTTACCAGTGTAGTATCCTACGTAGCTTGTAAAGCCCATGAGGACTTCTTTGGCTCTGTTGGAGTACAAAGCTTTAGGAACTAGACTCCACGTTGTAGCCCTTGCAGCACCGTTGGGGAGAACAGCCCTTGTATCAAAGCAATATGTTCTACCCTTAGTAGGGAATGTGATAAGGTAGAAAGCGTTGCTGTCCGAATATACAGACTTGATATTAGCCAAAGTTTCAGCATTAAGATCCTCAACTAAGTCATCACGCACATTGGCGCTAATGTCACGGAAAGGAGCACTCTTCTCTTGGATAGTACGTGAGAGACTACGTACACCACTGTCAGACAAGAAGATAACGTCAGTGCCTGTCAAAGCCACAGAGTCACGAGCACAACAACCAATACCAGACACTGTATCATGGAGAGCCATAGCAGCAGGATCAGCAGCATCTCTGTACACTAGGATCTGACGACGACCAAAGATGTACAGGAAGCCGTTGTGGGCAGCCATAGCAGTGATTTCGTCTGCACCGTTAGGCCATACTTCGTTCAAGTCAAGAGTACCTGATGTACCTGTAGACAAAACATGACCAGCAAGGAGGTCGCTAAACTGTACAACACTCTTGGTTGTAGTGTTACCGCCACTCCAGATACGACCAAAGGCACTGATAGCTACATTATTCTGTTCAGCTGTACCCAAGTGACCTGTCTTCTCTGACACTCTACGGAAGGTAGTTGTAGAGACAGCAGGGTCAAACACTAGAGGGTCGTAACCAGCTTGGTACAAGTAAAGGACTCCGTTCAAAGGAGCCATTTGCCAGTTGTTAGAAGTGATTGTAGGGGCTGTGCCACCGCCACCATATGTCAAGGTAGTCAATGTGCTGCCTGAGAGTCTGAACAGTTTGTTGTTACCTGCACAGATAGTGTAAGCATTACCTGAGTTGTCGATAACCTCACCGATGGCTTGGATAGGGTTGCTACCTAAGTCAGTGCTAGTGGTGTTTTTAGCCAACCAACCTTTACGAGCACCGATACGACCAAACTTATCAATCACACAGTTATTAGCAATCGTGGCAAACCCTGACTCAAGAGTTACAGAACTATCTTGAGTATTGATCCCCTTAAAGCCGGGGGCTGCAATGGATGATCCTACGAGTTGTTCAGCCATGATTAGGGTGCAGTCCAGTTCATCTCTTCAGAGTAACGATTACGCTCAATAGCAACTTCGTTAGCCAAAGCGTTCTTGTACAAGGCATAAGCCTCTGAGGAAAGGTTACCACCATCTTCACCACGTTCAGCGATAGCCTTAGCGTAAGCCAACATAGCTACCAAGTGAGCAGGAACCAAGATACGGGTTGTATTTGTAGACAGTTCAGCTTGTGGGACAATCAAGTTAAAACGGATTGTGAACACACCTGAAGGACGTTGATACAAGTCAACCTGAGTGTCTCCGTTAGTGTCTACACCGTTGAAGTTGTAGTACATAGGAGTACCACGATCAGTATCTGCTGTGAACAGGAACTGTTGTGTCATCCAGTTTGTAGGTGCGTTCTGGAGCACAGTGTTGCTTGTGTCGTTAACAACGTCAATCACACGGAAGCGAGTACCTGCACCTGTCAAAGTGTAGTTGTATGTGCCGTCAACTGTGTTCACTGTGACAGTAGAAGACAGAGAGTTCCACTCAGTAGCGTCCTCAACCTCACGCTTGGCATCGTTAACCAAGACACCAACCATAGAGGAGTAAGGGGTGTCGTCTACGCTCTGCACTGTAGGTTCACGTAGCCTACGGAGCACATTATTAACTGTATCTAAATACGTAGCCATAGTTTATAGGCCCTCTTTCTTTTCAACTTCAAAGGTGCAGATATAAGACATAGTGCTACCAGCTTCTGAAGTCATGGTAATGTAGTCTCCTGCCTCCAAGACCATGTAAGCTCCACCATCAAGCTTAAAGTAGTTCTTAGAGGTAAGACCGTAATCGCTCAAGATAAAGATATTAGTGTTAGCACTGTAGTCATGCCACGTAACAGTAATATTCTTGGTAGACCCTGTACCGTTCAACAAGTACATCAAGTTCCACTTAGCGTAGTAGCCAGTTGGAACTGTGTAGATTGTTGTAGCGGTATTGGCAGTTAAGTTACCGCCTTGGGTTATTGCTCTCATTTACTTCTTCTTAGCCTTGTTCTTAGCTGTACGCTGTCCACGTTGAGGCATACCTGCTTCACTCATGGCAATAGCGATGGCTTGCTTACGGTTCTTAACCACAGGGCCACCTTTACCGCTATGGAGAGTACCTTCTTTGTACTCACCCATAACCTTACCTACTTTGTTTGTCTGTTTCTTAGTTGCCATGACGTATCCTATACTAATTTAGTTTATTTGTCAAGAGATTGTTGTACTTCTAAGTAAATTTGGTACACTTTATGACCAATCATCAAGATGGTGTACACAAGAGTAGCCCAAAGTACCAATTCACTTACTTGATAGCCAGCCACTGTAGCCAATGAAACCCCAACAGGAGGAGCTGTCTTAGCTACTACAGCGGCTGCTGTGTCTACTTGATGCTCAGTCACGCTCAAGCCTCCGACCAAGGAAGACCGTTAGAGATCACAGGGGCCTTCTGAGCCTCAATCTGAGCCTCTAGAGCAGCTTCTACAGTCTCTTTGTCTACCTTAGTCCACAACCAACCAAGAACTGTTTCTTCAGTCAGGGTGTCGTAGTTCACGAATGAGTCACCACGTTCTAAGGTTTGTGTGCTGTAAACACCTGCGCTGTAAGGCTTCTCAGGGTCATTGCTAGCCTCAATTGCTGAAGCACCCCAATGCACTACTGTTACAAGACCATCAGAGGTTTGACGTTCTAGGTTATTGATTTTCCATGTGATTGTCATAGTATTCCTTTTAGCAAGCCATCAAAACGCAAGGCACACAGTAAGAACCATCTTCGTATGTGCAAGTTACATGGGTTGAAGTTACTTTAGCGATTGTCTTAGCACGAACAATATCGTCACCTTGTGGCTTGGCAGTACCGTCACCAGCGGACATCAACAAGTCGCCACGGGCAACAGTAGTTCCTTGAGCGATGCGGATAATCATGTCGCCTGTCATTGCCATGTTAATTTCGTCTACTTCATGTTTCTCGTCATGCGACCAGTTAACGAACACACCAGCAACATTGACATCACCTTCAACATCAGAGACTTTAACCTTGTTGAGCTGTTCATTTGCAATAGGATTGTCTTCAGAGTCTGTGTAAGTGTTCATTTCATCCAAGTTAGACAGCACAGTGCCTTTCTTGATGGATTCGTCTTTTTCTTCAACAGTCTGTGCGTAACGAGCCAAGTGACCACCGTTGTAGGACACGGTTGTACCCGAAACAGAAATAGAACCCTCTGCTGTGTCTGCCTGTCTAAATTCAATCAACGTTCCATCGCTACCTTGACGGTTGATAAACATAGTAGACCCACTACCATCAACTCTTGTGTTAGCAACCAAAATGTGTGTGTTTGCTAAAGTGCTTTGGTTTACATAGAAACCGGCACTTGTGCTTGACGCTGAAGTCATACCCACCAGCAAGTTACCGCTGGAGTCGATACGGGCACGTTCTGCCGCTGCTGTTTGATCGTAAACAATAAGCGCATTATTTGGAGAACCTGCTGTAAGAATAAGAAACTGTCTACCTCCGCTTGCACTTGTAGCGTCAAGAGACAAAGCAGGAGCAGTAGAAGCGCCTCCTTTAATATTGGCTAGCAAATATCCTGAGATTGCAGGGCTTGTAGTACCAATACCCAAATTCCCACTAGCATCAAGACGCATACGTTCTGTGTTGTTAGTATAAAACTGCATCGTTCCCGTTGCAGTAGGGTTCACCAAGTTAATATCGTTTCCAGCACCATATAAGCTAAACACCCGTGTACCATTGGTGTTAATTTCAAATAAACCGCTGGTAGAACCATCAATGACAAGATTTTTATATCCAGAAACGTTACGGGGACTTGTAGTACCTAAACCCATGTTTCCAGCACTATCAAGACGCAGAGCCTCAACACCACCTTCAGCAAAGGCAATAGTGTCAGCAGCAGGGAAGAAAATACCTGTGTTTGTATCGCCTGTCCTAGTGATTACAGGAGCTGAAGCTGATCCAGCCGCGCCCATAGTCAATATAGTAGGGTTAGTACCTAGTTCAACGACAGTGCCTGAAGCATTTTCAGTGAACAAGCGTTTATCGGTGACGTTAACAGCTAACTCACCCTGTACTAAATCACTAGATGTAGGTACAGCTGAGGCTGTAGAGCTATTTTTAATCTTAATTGTTGCTGGCATAGTTTATAATTACCTTAGTAGGTACCTCCATCAATTGTGCCGGAGAGTTTAGAAGCGTCTAGAGTAGACGAAGAAGTTAGATAACCTGCTGAGGCGTGGTTGCCCCAACTGTAAGCTGTATCCCAATTGGTTTGCTT